CCACTAGGTGGTTGTTGAACTTACGCGGTGGCACCTGCGCACCCACTGGCGCAAGCGTAGAACCCAGCCGCACGGTCAGCAATGAGAAGCTGCCGCCCATGCTGATCACCTCGCCAACGTAGACGCCAATCAACAGCTGGCCGGCCTGCGGCGCAGCATTGCTTAACCGCGTATCGAACTCGTAGAGCTTGATCTCACAAAGCCGGTTGAAGTTCAGCGCATCCTTAAAAGTCTGCAGCAGCCGCTCAGTAGCCGGGATGTCGATCGTAATGCCCACGTCGGTGCCAGGCGTGCCGCCGATCAGGCCGTTCACCACGAAGGGCTGATACTCCCAAGTGGCGCTGTCCCATGTGACAGCTTCGTTCACGTAGTAACTCTGAAACCGCTCGTAGGTGGTCGCACCGTTGTAGATCCGCAGGTATTGCGCTTGGCCTCTGTTGCTCATCAGGCCAGCCCCTGATAACGCCGCCCAGCGTAGGAGCGGCTATTGCCCAGCAGGTTGGACGCCAGCGAGGTCAACGAGCGCTCGAGATCCTCGATCGTCACATAGCGCTGGCCGTCCTGTTGCAACACCGGGCCAGTCTGCACCTGAATGGTGGTGTTGCCCTGGCTTGCGCTAGCCCGACCGGTGCGGCCGCCTTCATTGCGCAGCACCGCATCGCCACGCTTGCCCATCAGATAGTTCAATGCAGCGCGGCCCATCTTGGATTCGGGCACGATGTACTCACGCTCGCGGCCTTCACCCACCAGGGCAACAGTCGGCTTATCAACCACGCCGCCAGTAGCAAAGCGTGGCAGCCGCACTTCGCTGACCGTCGGGATGTTTGGCAGCTTCAATGCTGACAGCGCACGATTAGCGCCGGCTATCAGTTTGTTGATCCCGCTGATGGCGCCATTGATGAATTTCTCAACCAAGCCGATGTAGCCGTTGAAGACGGACTTGATAAATCGACCCACTGCATCAAACGGGCCGCGCAACGCATCGGCCAATCCCTTAAATGCGCGCTGGATGCCGTCAACGACAGCCTTCGCGCCATCCATGATCGGCTTGACCAGGTGGTCATTGAACACCTTTACCTGATCAGAGAAGAACTTGCCGACAGCCTTGAGCGCATCGCCTACCTTGTCGCGGAAGGCGTAGATCGCAACGCCAGCAGCAACCAGCAGGGCAATCCAGCCGACTGGGCCAGAGAACACAGCAGCGATAGCCGATAGGAATCCACCGCTACCGGTGAGGATCGCAATCAGGCCGCCGATTGCTTTGCCGATGCTGATGATCGTCATGATCGTGGGTGCTAGCAGCGCAAATGCTGCAACCACAGCAGTAACGCCCACCACGATCTGCTGCATCCCGGGCGGCATCTGCTTGATTGCTTCCACGATCTGAATGATGACCGCCACGGCCTTCTCAAGCATTGGCTGCAGGATTGGCATCAGATCCCTGATCAATGTGGCCAGACCCTCGGCAATGCTTGTGATCAGTGGCAGCAATGCCGTGACCGCTTCATTGAATGGGCCGGCGATAGATCGAGCAATGTTGTTGAGCGAATCATTGAATTGATCAGCCGCCTGGGCCATCTCCGTATCGATGGTTGCGGCGTATTGACTGAGCGCATCACGGCCCTGATTCAACATCGGAATCAGATTGGCACCGCTCTTGCCGAAGAGCTCCATGGCCAGCGCCGTCTTCTCAGCGCCGTCTGGCAGCTTGGCGAACTTGTCCGCCACGCCCAGCATGATCTCATCAAGGCTCAGGATCTTGCCGCGTGCATCACGGGTGGCGACCCCAATCTTGCCCAGCGCCTCTGAAGTGGCTGATGCAGGGTCAACGATGCCGCGAGCAAGGCGCCCCATCGCCTTGCCGACCTCATCAATGGTGCTGCCGCTATCCTCTGCCGCTGCACCGAACCGGCTCAGGCTTTCGACCGCAACGCCAGTGCGGATGCTCAGATCGTTCAGGTTGTCGGCCGTATCAATCGCGCCCTTAGCCAATGCCGTTACGCCTGCAATCGCAGCAGCAGGCACCAAGGCGCCCAGGCCCTTGAAGCCTGAGAACGCATTGCTCGCCGCCTTGGCCTGCGTTGCCGTCTTGCCTAGCGCATTGTTGAGGCCATTGATCTCATTCTCCCCGGTGACCTTGGCTTTGATAGTCAGCGCCGTGGTCATATCCAGGGCCATGGCTCAATCCCTGCGCTCGTTCACGATCTCAACCACTCTAGCCTCGATGGTCTGCAGATCATCCAACACCGCCAACGGATCAGCGATGCGCTGCAGTTCCATCACCCACCGCACTGCGTTGTAGTCCAATCCCAGCAGGCCACTCGGGCCGCTGCGCCATTGCGTCTGCACGGTGAGGAATACCTGCAGCGCCGGCCATGCATCAGGCTCCACCTCGTAATGCTCAGCCTCCTCTGGCTCCGGCATCTCGATGCCCATCAGTGCGGCATCTGCTGCTGTGTCGTCGATCGTTGCGCCGCCCGCCCAATACTCAGCGGCGCCGATCAGTTTTTTCGCTTCTGCTCCACCAGCGACTCGAAGTAAGCCTCGATGATGGCGCTGGCCAGCATCGGCACCTCGAGCAGTTGCGCCTTTGCGCCCTTGCTGAATGGCACCGCCTCGCCGTCGCCATCGGTCACGTCTTCCCAGCCCAGGAGGATCTCATCGGCTAGCGACACGTCGCTGATGCTGCCGCGCACATCCTCACCAGCCTCGGCAGCCTTGACGCGGCGCTGCACCTCGGTCTGGATCTCATTGATCCGGCTCTGGCTCAGCCGCTTGAAGACTGCGCTAAAGGTTGCCTTTTCACGCTTGCCGCCATCAGCAGGCATCCGCAGCGTGACTGGCCAGCTGTAACTATCGGACTGCTTGAGAACAAAAGCCAAAGGGCTGAACGTTATCGCTCAGCCCACTATGGGATGCAATCAGCTGAAGGTCAACGTAAGTTCATCGTTACCGGCGCTGCTTGGGATTGCCACGTAGGGCAGGGTCAGCATCTGGATGCCATCCGAGTCCGAATAGGTCGGGTTGAGGATGTCCACGATCGGGGCCAGCATCGTTACCTGATTGCCGGCAGTGGTCCCATGCATGAAGGTCAGCAGGCCGGTGGTGTCGTTGTTGGCGATCGTGAAGTAATCCTTGGCCGCAATGGTTGGCGCCTCGATCATCACCTCACCAGCGGGGGCGCGGTTTGTGATCAGCACCTGCTTGCTGCAGCCCACCAGCTCGCGGTAGACGATCTCATTGGCGATGTCGAGGTTGACCGACATAAGGCAGCAGTCGGCATAGCCGAGCACCGACACGGCCGAGGTGTTGCCAGCCTTGAAGATCAGCGGGGTCGCCTGATCGCTGTAGGTGGTGGCAGGTGCGGCGGTGTCAGTCGGGGCGTTGTAGATGCCCGTCATTGTGAACGCCAGCGTGGGGATTTGCCCCACTTCGCAGTTCATCGTGAAGGTGCCGCGGCAGCCAGTCGCCTTGTGCAGGATGCCGTCGTTGTTGAAATAGATCGTGGCGCTCTCGAAACCGGTGCTCACCGGGCGATAGCGCACGTTCGACTCGATGCTGTAGGTGCTGGTGCCATCGGGCGTGAAGGCCGTGGTTGACTTCTGCACCGTTGCAACCTTGGTGCTACCCACGTAATCCGTGATCACACCTTTGCTGCCATCGCCGGTACCGCCCGTGAGCGTAATCACCATGCCGCTGTAGTAGTCGTCAGTCGCGCTAGCGCCTGCGGCCAGGGTGATGCTGCCAGCGGAGCCGGCCTGCGCCGTACCGGTCACATCCGAGCTGGTGGTGGTGGCTGCCATGCCGCAAGCACGCAGCAGCGAATCCACGCGGGAGGCAGTGCCGGAGGTGCCAGAACCTGCAAGCTCTACCTCGAACGTGATCGACACGCGAGCTTGGCTCAGGATCTGCTGGCTGTGGCCCAGATAAGGGCGGATCAGATCACGGCTTACGGTGTCAGCCTCGATCGGTGTGATCTCAAGATTGCGGACCAGAACCGCATCAGTGCCGGCCGGGCTCGAATCGGTCGCGTAGGTCGATTCGATCTTCGTCAGCAGCAGGCGCTTACGGCTTAAGAGCGGCATTGTTCTGGCCCTTTTAGCACCATCCTAGCTGGACAGATCCGTGACACTTGTGCGATAGCGGACTAGGTAATCCAAGGCGATCACGCCGCTTGGTTGGTCGGCTTCCACAAAGTCAAAACTGACCGATAACGGCTGCACATCAATGGCGTAACCGCCCAGCGTCAGGTCAGCCATGATCTTGCTGTGGGCATCAGCCACGATCGGATCGGCCAGCTGATCAGGGATATTGCCGCGCACGATCACGGCGACGCGCACCGTCAGGCTCCAATCCAGCGTGGGCAGGCTGGTGTTTTGCTCTGCCGTATCACTGACAGGCTCAACCACAATCGCCGGGCTTTCGCCGCGGCTCAATGGCTCTACCCTGCTGCGGTAGATCCGCGTGCTGACCCCTGTGGTGCCGGTGAGCGCGGTGCGGATCGCGGTCAGTACCTGTTCGCGTTTGGTGGTCATCGTTAGGCGGAGGCGACTTGCACCACTGTGCAGATGATGCCAGGGATGCCGGGGTGCGGCGGGCTGGTTTCTGCAGCCTCAGCATGGATATAGGCGGCGACGTTACTTGTCATCCACATCAGCTCGATGTAGTCGTTTGCCGCCAAGCCCAGCACGAAATTAACCGTGCCGATCACGTTGCCAGCAATGCCGCCATGGCTTGAGATGATGCTGAATCGGCTGTCACTGTCAGGCACATTCCCGGCCGCGCCGGCATTGTTCTTGCGCAGCCACACGTTGATGTCGTGGATCGAGCTGTCGGTATTGCTGAACTGAATCGAGAAGGTGAAGCTGTAAATGCCTGGATAATCGACCGTGATGCGGCCGTCTGAAATGATCCTGATGCCACGGCTTGCCGTGTCAACCTGCCGCAATTTGATCTGGTATGCCGTGTCGATAGCGGCTGCAACTTGCGAGGTGTTATCCCAGAAGGATCCCCAGTAACCAGGGCAGCCGTGATAGGGCAGCTTCTCCCATGGCGTCCTGCCGTTTCCAATCTTCAGATTCTGCGTATCGCTCTCAAGGCCGAACTCACCTGCTATCAGCACAGGATTGAGCGCTGTCCACTGGCTGCGGGTGTTGACCTTGATAGGGCCGCTCATGTCTTTTGCAATCCGAGTTGCACAAACTTTCCGTCATCCATCAGCATGGCCTCTCTGACGGTATAAGCAGCCCCATCCACAGTGATCGAGTCGCCGCGGATGAGACTGCCGAAGTTTGAGGTTCTGGCCGTCAGCGTGTAGTCAGTGCTGAGCACCATCCCATCGCTGAATACCTGGCTTGGCATGTCCAGGATTCCCTTTGCAGTAACAGCGCCAGCCGTGCAGCTGACGCCGAAATCTGCGAGGAACACATCCAGATCCTCAGTAAACGCCATGATCAGCCGTACTTAGCAGAAGCAAGGCCGAGCACTGCAACAGCGCCGGCACCGGTGCCACCGGCCACAGTGATCGACACTTTGACGTAACGCTTGAGGTTCGTCACGTTGACGTAGATCTTCTGCAGCGATGCAGTGTTAGCGGTGGTGGTGGTGAATGCGCCACCGGTCACGTCGGTGTAGGAACCGCCGGAAGTGTCGGATTCAGTCAGCTTGACCGCGTAGGTCACACCAGCGCTACCGGCTTCAGCGTCCAGAAGGACGGCCATATCGCCTTCGTAGCCCAGCAGATCAACTGCAGAACCGGTGCCGGTAGTGGTCACCACGTCATTGCGCAGCAGGCCGAGAACCGTGGTCTTAGATCCAAGGTTGTGGATGGTCATTGTTTAGCCCTCCGTCGGGGGGTAGAAGGTTTGGGTGCAGGTTGAGCGATGGTCTCAACCACATCTGCCACCAGGGCGGCAGCTTCAATAGCTTTGCCGATGCCGATCAGGAGTTTGGCGTCAGAGGGGGAAGCCTCTAGGACTTCCCCAACTTTCACCACTCGGCCCGAAAGCATCGTCTGCCGTAGGACCTTGATCAACATGATCAGAGGGTGTTGTTGCCGCGGCTGAAGGATTCAGGGTGACGGACGGCAATGTCCACATCCTGCATTGCAACCACGCGAACGGTGCCGGAGGTGCTGTTGGTGTAGGGGTCCACCATCAGATCCAGGCCAGAGAAGTAGCCGATGATCAGATCAGCAAAGTTGCCGAACCACAGATCGCCGGAAGCAACTTGATTGGAGAGAACGCCTTGATAGCCGTTCACTTCGTTGCCTTCCATCACGAACAGGCCGGAACCTGCATCCTTGGCTTTGGTCTTCAGACCGCCGCGCATGGCAGCGTTCATCAGGTACACGGGGCTACCGAGCAGGGCGTTGGCGGTTGCCACGTCGCTCTCAAGTGCCACCACCTCAGCGAATGTGGGGGTGTCAGCTGCGAAGTCCTCGGTGCCGATACCGGTGGTCAGCTTCAGACCGAGGGGCTCACCGTTGGAGCCGGTGCCATACAGGCCAGCCAGGTCGATCTTGAGTGCCAGCACACGGGCAAGATCGCTGCGAACCATGTTCTCCACATCGATGGAGGACTGGATCATCAGGCGGCGGCTGTAGTCAGTGAAGGCAGCCACAGTCTTAGGAGTCAGGCTCACCTGATCCACGGTCTGCTGCGACTCGGTGGGGGCACCGGACTCAGCAACCCAGTAAGCAGTGCCAGCGCCGGACTGACGGGGGATGGCCACGTTGCCGGTGAGGCCAGTCAGCACGGTGGCGCCAGCTTGGTCCAGAGCAGAGGCGTTGCGCAGCAGATCGATGAAGCTGCCAGCGTCCAGCTCGGTAGCAACCAGGTTGCCGCCAGCGGTAGCAGCGCCCACGTTCAGGTCACGGCGCAGCACATCCTGAGGGATGGTGATGCCACGGGACTGACGGCCGAGCTTGCTGGCTGCAGCCTCAGATGCCTCGATCTCAAACGCAGCAGCCTCACGAGCGGCGCGATCGGTCGGGTTGGCCAGATAGTTAATGGCACGCAGGAAGGAGAAGCTGCGGCTCTCCTTCTCAGTCAGGCCGATTTCAGCGGCGCTCATGTTGACGGGCTCCTGTTTGATGTCGAGATTGTCGAGCACAGCAGCACGAGCCTCGTCGATAGAACGACCGGACTCGATCAGCTGGCGGCCGAGATCGGCCATGTTGTGCTTGTCGCACAGCGCAGAGATGCCAGCGATGCGGGAGCGCTCAGCCTCAGCGGCTTCGGCCCGCACCACTGCCAGATCAGGGGTGGTGTTTTCCATTGCAGGAATGGGATCAGGTGTAGGTGCTGCCGAGGCAGCTTGCTCGGCCTCTAAGGATCGGCCGATCCCGACGCCAGGATCAGCTGGCACCGAGACGACCGAA